ACCTAAAGGTGCCTCACTATTTAATGCTTCGTATCGCGGTATAAGCAAAGATACATTAAATAAGTTTGAGGCTTTTGTTACTCTGCAAGAAGAAAAACTATTAGACCGTATTTGTTTTCCGATCAAAGACTTGCGTGGAAGAATAGCAGTCTTTCAAGCACGACATTTACACTCTAACGGTAACCCGCGATACATAAACTACCCTACAGGTGTAGAGTTGCCTATTTATCCTGTGGTCTACCCTAAGCCGTACAAGTCTGCCATCTTCGTGGAGGGCATGTTCGATATGCTAAACTGCTGGGATAAAGGATTAACCAACGTAACCTGCTGTTTTGGTACAAATACCTTACAAAAGGATACGTCATTAAAACTATTGCCCTTAAAAGCACAGGGTATTACTAAAATTTACTTCCTATTTGACGGTGACCTAGCCGGAAAAGAGGCAGCTGAAAAGTTGCAGCCTCTTGTAGAAGCGTGCGACTTTGAAGTAGAAATTATCAAACTACCAGAGGGAATGGACCCGGGAGATATGGATCAAGAGTATGTTGATTCCATTAGAGAATATACAACCACTAGTTAAATACACTATAAGAAAGTATTATGAAACGCGAAAAAATAGCCATTATTGATAAGGCACCTAGCAAGAACAACTACGGCAAGCATTTTAGCTTTCCTTTTGATCTTTTTCACATGAGCTCTGTGCCTATTACCAAGCTGCTTAAAAAAGATGTAGATTTGGTAGTAGATTTAGATGAGTACGACCTAGTAATTTTGGTCGGCGCCGAGGCAGCAAAAGAATACGCTAAAGTAACTAGTGTTACAAATTACGCCGGGTTGTTAGTAGACGACAAATACGTGTGCATTAGCAATCCTGCCATGCTTATTTTTAAGCCAGAGGGCAAACCAGACTTCCAGCGAGCAGTAGATAAGATTGAGAAATATGTTGCAGGAGAGCTTGGTGTAGCTAAAGCAACAGGCGATTACCGTGGCATTTGCAATGAGGCTGAAGCCGTTGAATACTTCAAGCAAGTTCTTAGAGAGGGTAGCGAGTTCGTTGCACTAGATACCGAAACAACAGCCCTTTATCCACGAGACGGGTATGTTCTTGGGCTGTCAATGACCCACAAGCCTAAGCATGGTCGATATATTCTAACAGATATTCTCGGTGATGAAGCAATGCAACTACTTGAGCAAATTATTGCCAAGTTTGATATTGTCTTCCACAACCTTAAGTTTGACTACAAAATGTTGAATTACCACCTAGGCTTAAAGTTTGATCGCCAACGTGTGCATGATACAATGATTATGCACTATATTCTGGACGAAAACGATAGTCATGGTTTGAAGCCACTAGCCCTAAAGTACACCGATTTTGGTGACTACGATAGTGAACTAGATGATTTTAAGAAAGAGTACTGTGCAAAGCACGGTATTTTACAAGACGAGTTCACCTACGATCTTATTCCTTTCGATATTATTAGCAATTATGCTGCTATTGATACTGCAGTAACCTACGAGCTGTACGCAAAGTTCAAGCCTATTATTAGCAAAAACACTAAGCTTGACTGGTTGTACAAAAATCTAATGATGCCTGGTATTTTATTCCTTATGGATATGGAAGAAGTAGGTATCCCAATGGATATTAGCCGACTAACCGCAGCTAATAACTATCTAGAGCAGGAGATTATTGCAGCCAGAAAAGAGATTTTTGAGTTTGACGCAGTTAAAAACTACGAAGCAGACAGTAAAAGCGTGTTTAATCCCGGCTCAGTAATGCAGCTTCGTAAAGTTCTTTTCGACTATGCTGGATTGTCTCCTACTGGCAAAATGACTAAAGCTGGGGCCATTTCTACAGACGCCGAAGTGCTAAATGAATTGGCCGAACAGCACCCGCTGCCTAAAGCTATTCTTAAAGTGCGTCAGCTAACAAAGATTCATAGTTCGTACATTGTTAAAATTCTGCCCGAACTTGACCGCGATGGGCGTATTCGTACCAACTTTAACCTAACTTTTACGACTTCGGGTCGGTTGAGTTCTAGCGGTAAGTTTAACGCGCAACAAATCCCGCGCGATAATCCGATTATAAAATCGTGTATTAAGGCTCCTGTAGGTTATAAGATTGTATCGCAAGACTTAACTACGGCGGAAGTCTATTATGCGGCGGTATTGAGTGGGGACACTAATCTGCAAAAAGTGTTCTCGGGCGGAGGTGATTTGCACTCCACTATTGCTAAGATGGTATTTAACTTGCCGTGTGACGTAGATCAAGTAAAAAAACTTTACGGTACAATGCGTCAAGCGGCCAAGGCGATTAACTAATGTAGTTGCCTCTAAATCACTCTAATTGCTGGAAACCCTTGTTAGACTGTTGAACCACTGCGAGGCGAAAGCCAAAGCCACGGTTTGAAAATCAACAGGTAGAGACAATCAGCAGCCAAGACCCTAAACTGGGTAAGGTTCATCGACTAGCGTAACAGCGTAGGGCTTAAGAAGGCTCGAAACGGGTGACATACATAGTATGAAGATATAGTCAGAACAATATAGAGATATATTGAGTATTGTTGGAATCGAGCAATACGTAACATTTTGTACATTCGGGATTAACCTATAAAGGTCCCACTAGCAAGTGATTGCTAGACTAAATAACTCGCTCAATTGCTGGAACCCCTATTATTAAGTTAAGGGCAATCAGCAGCCAGAGTCGGCAGGAATGCCTTCAAATGGTTCAGAGACTCACAGCACTTCCAGAACGGAAGTGGTCTGGGATGGCACTAAGTGCTATAACACGGCGAGCAACTCAAGTAGTTGAAGGTATAGTCCACACCCACAGTAATGTGGGAATTATGTGTTTGTACGGGAGCGGCCCAGCTAAAGTAGCCGAGTCAGTAACTAAGGCTACAGGAGAATACTACTCACTAGAAGATGCAAGAGAAAACATTAAAGACTACTTTACCAAGTTTAATAAGCTAAAGAAGTGGCTTGATAGTCGTAAAGACTTTATTAGTGCCAATGGGTATACTTATAGCTTCTTTGGCCGTAAGCGTCGTCTGCCTAATGTGTTTTCGGCCGATAAAGGCATTGCTAGTCACGAAGTTCGTAGTGGCATTAACATGGAAGTTCAGGCCCTGGCTAGTGATATGAACCTGCTTGGCGCAATTGATACGGCCAATGAGTGCCAATCCCTTGGCTTAGACGCTAAAATCTTTATGCTAGTGCACGACTCTATTGTTGCTCTAGTACGTGATGATCAGGTTGAACAATATTGCCAAATCCTAAAGCGTAATACGCAGAAAGATCGTGGTTGCTCTATTCCACTGTATCCAGTTGGTGTAGATCAAGATATTGGACAAGATTACAGCTTCGGAAAATTCGAGGAGTATTATGAATTTGACGGACATACACTTTCCCGTGCACCGGCTGCTGCTTAAACCGCCAGAGTGGGAAAACGATCAGCTAGTATATAAAAATACTTATATGCATGTTGATACTGCCAATGAGTACACGCACGTAAAAGTTGTAGACGCTAGAGTGCCGGGGGAACCCCTGGCTAGGCGCAGGCTACTACTAGAGGCAATAGATACTCAGCTATATCCTCTAAAGAAAACTGCTTTCTTTCTACACGACTTTATAAAGTTAGCCGGCAACGGCTACTATTTTATTGATAGCGCTGGTAAAGTATTTAAGTACAAAAAGCATTTAAAGTGTAGATTGATATTCAGGCGCGTTACTAGAGTAATACCTGGACAGTCATTAGGCTGCCTTCTAGAGGTAGAAGGCATGCCACAGCGATTTAAAACAATGCAAAACTTCCAACACCACTATGGTCTTTGGGCCGGGCTACTTAAGTATCAAGGCAGCTGGCTGTACTTTGGAGTATATAATCAACAGTATCGAGATACTTGGAGAATGATTTAAGTGGCAAAAGCAATAATATCAAATAGAATATACATAGACGACTTAACAGATTTACAGCTAAAACATATTACTGAAGCTTTAACCTATCGCATGGAAGAGCGCGGGTTTGAACGGCAAAAAAGTGGCAAACTTAATCCAACAAAAAAGATAAGTTATCTAAAGAATTATAAACTCCTGCCTCGTGGAATCATTACAATTCCTAGCGGACGTAGTGATCTTATTCCTGCGGGTCATGAGATACTAGATAAGCGTATTACAGAAGAGGTTCCATTTCCGAATCCAAAGTTTCCGTTACGCGATAGCCAGCAGGAAGTATATGCAGCAGTCAATGATACCTGTTTTATCAATGCAAAAGTGGGTTGGGGGAAAACTTTTACAGCCCTACACCTTGCAAGAAAACTAGGGCAACGTACCCTAGTTATATGTCATACAACTGCTCTACGCGATCAGTGGATTGAAGAAGCCGAAGCGCTATTCAATATGGAGATCGGTAAAATTGGTAGCGGCGTGTTTGATATTGAAGATAAAGCGATTGTAGTTGCAAATATACAATCGCTCTCTAAGTATATTTTACAAGTAAATAAGCTGTTTGGTACAGTTATCTTGGACGAAGCGCATCACGTACCAGCAACTACTTTTACCGAGATTATTGATAGCTTCTATGCTAGATATAGAATAGGTCTTAGTGGTACAATGCAGCGTAAAGACGGTAAACATGTTTTGCTTACTGACTTCTTCAGTAGTCACGTACATAAACCTGCGGTAGATAACACTGTAGAGCCTATAGTACGTATTCTAAAGCCGGGGGTGTTCCTCGACCCTAAGCTGGCGTGGGCTCAAAAAATTAATACGCTATTATATGATGAAGATTATCAGCAATTTATAGCTAAATTAACCGCAAAAACAATAGATGAAGGACACAGCGTTCTAGTTATTGCAAGTCGTATTGAATTTCTACAAAAGGTCAAAGAGTATGTTGGAAAAACGTGTTTGTTGGTTACTGGCGAAACATCCCTCGACGATAGAAAACGTGCAAGCGAAGCAATTGACCTCGGTAGTGCCAAAGCTATTTGTGGCTCTAGACAAATCTTTAGCGAAGGTATCTCCGTGAACCGGCTTAGTGCCGTTATATTGGCGGAGCCAATGGCGCACGATGGGTTGGTTGAGCAGATTGTGGGTCGTATTATGCGAAAGCACCCACTAAAGCCGGACGATCCACTAGTCTATGACATTAATTTTAGCGACCAACCATCGCGTAAACAAAATGAGGCACGTCTAGCTTTTTACATGGAAAAAGGCTGGCGTATTGAAAGGTACTGAAATTTAGACTTGATACACAGTGCTTTTTGTAGTATAATTGTTATTCATTCGGGGCACTATGGCACTTCTTTTTAACCAGCAATATTTAGACAGTATAAGTACTAATAGCATATCTTATATAGATACATTGCGTTACTATCGGGCTAAAGTGCTGGTTGTACCTCCACCGGGAGTTTCAAAAAAGTTTAATCGTGCCCGAATGTTTGGACAAAGTTTTTTACTTAACCCAGACGCATTATTCAATGATCGTCAAACTGATCCTAGCTATATAGTGCAGTATATTAAATTAGCCGCTAGACGTGATTACGCAATGTACAAGCTGTACAACATCACATATCTAGACTTAAGTTATTATCCTGACATAGACAGATCAAAAATTTCACACAACCCACTGCTAAGTATAGCAGGCGACAAATTATTTTTTAAATACGAGGAAATCTCAAATGGCAATCGCATTCAATAAAACCAAAGGTAAAGCACAATCTTCTAAAGTTGAATCCTACGAGTACAAAGACGGCGACAACACCGTTCGATTGTTTGGTGGCGTTCTTCCACGCTATATTTACTGGTTGAAAGGCTCCAACAACAAAGACATTCCAGTAGAGTGCTTAGCCTTTAGCCGCGAAGAAGAGCGTTTTAACAACGCCGAAACCGATCACGTTCAGCGATTCTTTCCAGAAATTAAGTGCTCTTGGAGCTATACAGTTAACTGTATCGACCCAAAGGACGGCAAAGCAAAAGTACTTAATCTTAAAAAGAAACTGTTTGAACAGATTCTGACTGCGGCAGAAGACCTTTCCGACCCCACCGATCCTGATACGGGCTGGGACATTGTATTTAAGCGTGTTAAAACCGGGCCTTTGCCTTTTAACGTTGAATATCAACTTAAAGCCTTAGCATGCAAACCACGCAGCCTTACCGATGCAGAGCGTGAAGTAATTGCAAAAGAAAAATCTATTGATGAAAAATATCCTAGACCAACGCCAGAAGATGTTCTAAAAACTCTGGAACGTATTACAAAAGGTGTCGACGAAGAGACTACAGACTCTACAACAGATGGTGAAGCTGTTAACGAGCTAGGCCAATAACTTATATGACAGTTTGTATCTATATAATGTATTGGGACATAAATAAACCATATATAGGTCAAACTGTCTCATATAAAAAACGTGTACAAGTACATACTAGAGAAATAAAAAATACTACGCACTGCAACTCTAAGGTTATAGCGGAGTATAAAAAGTATGGGTGTATGCCTACCTTCGATATATTAGAAGAATGCTCGCAAGAAAAATTAAATTACTTGGAAGAATTTTATATTAAAGACTTTGATGCAATTATTAACGGACTTAATATAATATCTGGAGGCTATAGTGTTGGGTACGGAGTTAATAACCCAGCCTCTAAATATAACGAGGAACAGTTGATAGAAGTATATGAATTGCTTACAGACCCACATATTTCGCTAGCTGAAATAGCAAATAAAACTTTAGTTAATATAAGTACGGTGAAAAAAATTTCACAGGGTGTTCAGCATATATGGCTCGCACAGTCATTTCCAGAATTGCATGAAAAAATACAAAAAGTAAGAGAATTAAGAAATTCTATCTCTAGAAGTGCTATAAAACATGATAAGCCGTATTTACGGATACAAGACCCCGATGGGCAAATTTATACAGTGACTAACACCCTACACTTTGCTAATGAACATAATTTGCCGAACGGTAATTTATGTTCTGTGCTCTTAGGAAAGAGAAGATCGGTTAAGGGCTGGATAGGTGTTAAATAACTCTCAAGCCCCCACTAATCATGGGGGCTTTTTTATTATGACAACAAAACTAAACCAATTAAAAACGCCAAAAGAACGAGTACTAGAACTTGCCGACCGCCTTAATACAGGCGAGCTAGACTGCGAAAGTATTAGTATGGAAAAATACATTACTGAAAGCGGTAGGATGCTGTGGCAAGTCTCCATTGAATTAACGGAAGCAAAATGAACGTACTATTCACCGCAGACATTCACATCAAGCTAGGTCAAAAGAATGTACCAGTAGAGTGGGCACGGAATCGTTATCGACTTTTTAATGAACGGCTGCGTACATTGCAAGATGACGTAGATATGGTTATTATTGGCGGTGACGTATTTGATAGGGTTCCTACACTAGATGAGATTGAGATTTATGCTAACC